TACACGTCTACACAAGCCCGAACCGTTTTTTGGTTTGCTACTTGCGTGAAGTGATTATGCGGCTCATTTATGGGGATATGCCACACCTTCTTACACTCAGGGTTTGTGCAACAGGCCTCATCATCATATTCCTGCGTCACAATCTCCTGGTGGCAAAAGGGGCAGTTCACCACCCGGTTATTCGGGGGTGACCTGGCTCCCCTATGCTTCCCCAGAGCCATAAAAACAAAAATGAGATAACCCGCTTAAGTGCGGGTTATCTGGGCGCATGCCTCTTTATAGAGGTAATCAGCGTCCCATCTTGCGGTTATAGCCACGCCGCGCATGTCCCGGTTCACCGCATCGTAGTTCTTTACGGTGATCGGCCTCTTCTCAGCTAAGGCAACGGCATATTTCTTATCGACTATGTACGATGTCTTTGTGGTGTAGCTGTTTGGAGACTCCCAGACATTCATGCCAAATATCCGGCCTATGAATCTCTGTGAGGGGTCAGTGACCCTTGCCTTGTCAGCGTCGACGAACTTATCGATGTTCCGGATGTCAGCAATCGCTTGCGGAGATACAACGAAATCAGTGCATTTGTAGCCGTCTTCTTCGACGAAGCCCATTGCAGAGATTATGTTGTCATCCGTTATTGCGGTTCCACCGGCAGCGACCGTGTGAGCCGTTGAGTTGGCTGCAGCACCGTCCTCTATCGCCTGGAACACAAGCGTGTCAAGCTTCCGGCCCATCTGGTAACCGACCTGGCGCAGTTGGAAGTCCAGTAAGTCGAACTTACCGTCCTCAATTAGCTCCTCAGTTATCATTGGCATGGCACCATACTTCTTCGGCTTGTAGGTCCTCTCAGTAAACGACCCGCCGGGTGCACTTATCTCCGCACCTTGGGCTATCAGGTTTACATAAGCTGAGTTCCTATCCTCAATCTCCACGTCAATGCTGTCACCCTTTATGGACTCCGGCCCTATCCTAAGAGCCAAGAGCTTGTCAGCGATAAGCTCGTCGCGCACCGCTTCTATGAGCTTGTCATAGATATAACCTGTATCAGATTCAAGCAAGTCAGAATAGGTATCTGTCGAGCTGAAAAGCTGTTGTAGTGTTTTCATTTTAGTCACTTACACGTTTAGCGATATCACAACGTACTCATCAGCAGCGTTCGCACCTGAGAGGGCTGTCCCAATCACATACAGCTCATCCGCGCTTGCATCCGCATCTTCCACCGAATAGGGCTCTTCAGCCGTATTCGAGGCCACTACCTTGTTGCCTACAGTCACCGTGCCTGCAGTCCCCACCTGGAGCCTGTAAGCGCCGTCCTGTGCGACTGCAACCGGTTCACCTGAAGCAGCCGTGTTCAATGCAATACCAGAGACTAACTTATAGTCGTTCGTGTTATCGCATATGCTGACCCCAAGGTCCTCAGCCAATTCGCCGGTCCTTGAGAGCTCCGTTGAGCCTGTCGACTTGACAATCATGCCCTGGGTTATGTCCTCACCGGCAAGTGCCGTAAAGACCCTCGTGGGCTCGATATCAACCGTCAGGTATCCTGTTTCGTTTGTCATCCTTATTCACTCCTTACCTTGAAGCCTGAACCCCCTGCTCCTGGAACCTTTTCAAAGAGCGGGTTGCTCTTCGAGAAGTTTATCAAACCCGGCTTGTCGCCACGCTCGAAGTTCAAGGATTTTCGGCTTGTCATTACACCCTCACTTGGTTGTGTCTTCCCAGCGGGCTCCGCCGAGACTGACCCAAGCCTCTTTACTATGTGTTCAAGCTGCTCGACGGTCATTGTCGAAAGAATCTTCGCATCGAAGCTCTTGTCCAGCTCTACTACCTTTGAACACAACTCGTTCTTCTTTTTTTCCGTGCGCTCCTTCTCCGCGAGCTCGTGGGACTGCGCTGTACTTACTAGCTTAGCGTTGTCTTCCCTGAGCTTTTTGAGCTCTTCCATCATACCAGTCATTACGGAATCTGGAGAGCTTGCGGGGGCTGGAGCTTGGATTTCTCCTGACATTTTATTTTTTGCCTCCCAATTAGCTGAGTGTAATACGTGCATCGCCTGAGCGTTCGGGTCTTCGCCTTCCTTGACAAAGCTCACACCCAAGCCCTGAATAGAAGTAGCCCTGTAAGCTCCGTTTTCGTCTTTCTCCACTTCGACATACATCTCCACGCTTAAGGGGCCCAATAGGCTTTTGCCCTTATAAGTCGTATGAAGCATGTCAAGAAGGTCCTTGTTCTTGTCTATATGTGGCACGATAAGGTCCCCTTCTATCCTCGAGGCCCCGTCATTGCCTGTAAATTCAACGTTATCGGTCCACCCATACCTATCTAAGACATTATCGGAGTGGTTTATGTCAGCAAATCCCATGTTAAACGTAGGGTACCCAGCCTTGAGTACATCTGCCTCATACCTGATTTCGTGATGTAGCCCTGGGGTCAAAAAGACGCCGTGTATGACTGAGAACTTGCCTTCAGGGTTCTCAAGTTCAGATAGCTTCTGAACTTCTATCCTATGAGAGAAATGGACTCGCTGTTTCAGTTTTGCGCTGGATGGGCAATCCGTGGCATGGCTTTTAGCTTCTCGTGACATACTCCGTTCGGGGAATATGGACTAATAAATCTTTTATCACTCCTTCCTTGCATTTAGGATATTATACACCGATGATCGGGCGACGTGTACTTTCTTAGCTATCTCACGCATCCACATGCCGCTGTCTGCTAACTTAAGTACCTCTTCCCGTTTGTAATCAGGTATAGGTCGTCGGCTCATTTTTTCAAGGTCGATATGACGCGCGCGAGTATCAAATCCTTAACAAGTGGTCGCACTTCATCCTTTGCATCACGCATGAAATGAGCCTGTCCGACAGGATGCTCGTAAGTATCATCATGCTCCTGCCTGCGCGCATAGGGCAACGCGGAGCCCAGCTCTATCTTCAGGTCCTCTTTGTCCTCGCGATAGACGCCACCTGCAGCCGGGTTTCCTATCGAAGCCCGTAAGGCGCCTGTCTTCACCGGACACTTTTCCTTGGCCCTTCGTTCTATCTCTAAGGCCGCTGTTTGCATGACACCCCACACCTCAGTATCTAAACCCTCATTGATGAGTTTGTCAAACTTATCCTTGAGCTTTTGGGTGCCCTGTATCTCAGCGCTTATCGATGTCATTCTGAGAGCGAAGTTATAGGTATATACGTACAGACACAATTCGGGTGAAGCGGTAAGAGTCCCAGAACCTCATCAAGCGTATAAGGGCCACCTTGCTGCGCATCGATGCAATCAGGACACGGGTCCCCACCAAGGACTATTTCAACCTTTTCAATGACCCCCGACGCTTTATATTTTTCCAATACCGCCTCATTTGCTATCTTTGAGGTCTCTGTCCGTGCTATCCTCATTGCACGGTCCCGGCTTTGCCCTTCAAGCAAGAGAATATCATCTCTTATCTGTTGGACGCTCTTCGCCGCACGCAGGTCATCTATGACAATATATCGGGCTTGCTTGAGTATCTCTTCGCTTGTCGCCACGCGAAGGTTATCCACACGCGCGGCTTCAAACTGCTCGAATTGCCCGACTTTTGAGGCAGTGTACTGGTCCCTATAAGTCGCCCAGTCACTAGGCATAGAATAATGACCTGATGCAAATGCGTCCGCGAACTTCTCGGCGTCGACCTTGTTGATGTCGGCCCAATAACCGCGGTTCTTCTGCATGTCATAAGCGTGCCCGAGCTCGTGCGCGGCCGCGAACTTGAAATGAGCTGCATCCAGCTCTTGCGCGTTTCGGGGTATCGTGACTCGCCTAGACGCTGGCTGATAGTCCATAAGCTCAGTAGGCGCGTAAGAAAGGTCAAACTGGATCTCATCCAGATACCTTAGCTTATCAAGGCCGACTTTACTTATGACCTCGGACAGCCATATCCTGACCTTATCACTGATGACCTCCCCTGTAATCTCGGGCATCTTCACCGGCGGTGCTTCGGCTGAGAACTGATATTTCCTCCGTACGTCCCTTGGGAACAACGCAATAATAATAGCTTTCTGCTTCTCTTCCGGCACCTTATTTGATTTCATGGCCCGAAGCAGGTCTCTATAAGCCTTGACAAAGCCCATCTTATGCGCCGGCTCGCCGTATTCGGAGATGACTGTAGAAAGCGGCTTTGAGTCTGCTTCAGAGCCGAGGCCGCTTATCTCAGAGGGCTCAAAGGAATCAAAACCCTCTGCGACCTCTTTTATATACGCACCGATAACCTTGTTTAAATCATTTGTGAAGCTCTCAAGGAGCCCCATTATCCCAAGAAACTCATTATGGTTTATGGGCGCGATGCTAAGCCGCTCACAAATACACTCCTCACATGCCTCATCAAGTGCGGCTTCGATTACGTTCATAATTGCGCGCGCCGTACGACCGCCTGTTTGAACATCGCCTTCAGCGCGTTTTTATCAGGTGATTTGGGTGTGGACGCTGCCACTTGTTCGGCGTCCATAGCATCCATGCCTATCATCTCACGGCCTTCATCAACGGTTATCACGGGCTGCTCGAACCCCGTGCCTAAGAGCTTCCTGATCCTGTCGACTATCAGATTCAAGTCCTCTTCGCTGATTTCCTTAAACCTGATTTGCGGGATGTCACTTAGGCCATGGAACTTCATCAAGCCGCGGAAGCAACGGTTCTCTATCGCGCGCGCGAGTAGCCGCTGCCGGGCGCCGATGACGTCATAAAGGAAGTCTTGTTGCGTGTATGAGGTTGCCCGGTTTGAAGAGTCGCCTATGCCCAATAAGAAGGGCTTGGGGATGTGCGTCTCAGCGCAAACTTGATGTATGAAATAATCGTTAGCGCTCTGGATATCCTTCAAGTCGCCCTGGTTGCTCATGGTGACATCAAAGATATGTGGGTATATCAGTGAGTCGCTGCCACTTTCTAAGTCCTGTAACGCGCTCGTGATGTCTGCCTTATCTTCATCAGTAGCTAGATGTTCTTCAGTACCACACTTGACAAGGAGCATCGGGAAGCCCTTCCGATAGATGTATTGGGCCATACCGTGCTCTATATTCTGCTTTCTCTCAATGACCTTCACGATGGGCTCAAGCGGTGAGACCGGCTCATAGCCCCCTAATGGGTTATTAACAAGGAACACGATCTCATCGGGCGTATACTTTGTAGTTTCCCTATAATCCTGTTTCTGGACGAACCCTACAGGCCTCTTCGTCTTCCGGTCAAACTTTATATTGCCTCCTGCTGTCCGCTCATAGTCAACACTGGTCGGGTATATCCAATCAAGCCGCCACGGCTCGTTACTCTTCATGACTATTTCCATGGCCGCTTTCCCGAGTATCTGGTAGGAGCGTATTATAAGGGGCACAAGCTCATCGAATGAAGACCTGCGCAAGAACTCCTGTGCCAACTCAATGGCTTTCTCATTCGGGTTCTCTGGGTCCCCTTTTGTCGGACAGATGACTTCTATACCTGGCTTCGCGACAAGCAAAGCGTATATCTCAACGGCAGCCGTGACTATGGGGTCTTTATATGTGAACAGTAACTTCTTCGCGTCATACATCGCAAGCTTCTTCGAGATGGGCTCCGTCTTTGGGTCAACAGAGTCCACTTGCCCGGGACCTGCAGCGAATTTCATCCGTGGAGTTGGAGCTGCCTTTGAGAAAGGATTCCTCACATTCATTTTTTAGAGTGAACCCCAGCCTGCACGCTTGGGGCAATCGTACATCTTCGCGGCCTCTTCACAGAATATGGACTAATAAAGGTTACCATATCTTCTGAGCGGATGCTGACATAAGTTTCGTTTCGCTCTTACGTGCCCCCATTAAGGCGTACCTAAGAGCGTCACAGTTATGCACAAGAACACCATTAGCGTAGAATTCAGGGCAATCAGCTACAGTCAGATTATAAACTTTTCGTTTTTCGTGCAGATTCTCTACCGCACTCACAAGAACAGGTCTTGATTTTCGTGTATCTATTTGCGACAAAATCCTTTCCACATATTGGACAGGCTCTGACGATGTTATCCGCTCCTGCCCTACGCCGCCATGCTGATTTGCATTTATTTGAACAGAACTTACCGTGTTTGGATATATCATCAAACTCCTTGCCGCAATACCTACACCTTCTTCTAACTGGTTTTCTATTTTTCCAACTGTCAATGCCGTGTTTTTTATGCCACCTATGGCCTTCTGCAGAAGCATGCCATGCTTTAGTGAGCGAGCGTATTCTCTCACAATGCCTTCTGGTTTCCTCTCTATCTCTAACTGAGAATTGATTATGCTCTTTAGGCGTGAGGCACTTGAGATTTTCGGGCTTATTATTTGTCGTGTCCCCGTCAAGGTGATGTATGATACATCCCTTAGGGATTGGGCCATAGCTATCCTTCCAGATTTCTCGATGCAAGTACCTCTTTCCCTCTTTGTAGTACCTTGATTGACATCTATAATAGAGTCTTGTAGAGCACTCTTTAGAATCAGGATATCGTCTCCACATAATCCCTTTATATTCAACTTCTTCTGCTTCCATACGTTGTTATTTGCATCTTCAAGCATAAAGGAGTAACGGAGAGCATCTAAGGAAAGGAAACCCTTATCTATTACAAAAATCAGATGATCGGGCGTGCCAACGAGTTCGCGCCCGTTCGACATTATGAGCTTCCATACTCCAGACTTCCCTCTATATCTTCCAGTCTTCAGGGCAGGGAAATACCCCCCTCGCGTTAAAAGTAAATCACCGACCCTTACATCCTCGATAGGCCGTTCGCCATCAATAGTTTCTATCATTGTTCCCGCAACAAAACATGCGTGGTCATATATCTTCAAGGGCTCTTCCCTACGCTCCTTGCCCTCGCGTCCATCGCCGAACCGGTATATTCCCAGTTCGTTTATCGTGTTCGCACAGCACTCGCTAATGGTGAGCCTTGGTTTCTTGTCTCCCGCCAATGATAACCTCGAGGCGACCTCAGTGATCCCGGGCATGATGTCATTCTTGCCGGCAACGGCGCGCAAGCCGTTCATGATAAACTTTTGGATATACATCGGCTCAGACGGGTCGCAGTAAAAAGTGGACACGCTTCGACCATACTTCTTTAAGAGAGTTTCGTTTTCGACTTTTACCAAACCTATAAGCTCCTCGGGTTGTAACCCTGATTGATATATCTCCCTAAGAATGTGCGCCCTATTGTCATAATCTAAGCCTATGAACAGGCAAACTGAGGGATTAGTATAGCCCCAGTCCACCCCAGCAATGAGGTCCTTATAAGCTGCTGCAGCTGGCTTCACATGGGTTACTCTCGAGAATTCAGGATAAACAAGGCCCTCAAACGCCACGAACTCGCCTAATAGCTCTTGTTTGGCAAAGGAACCCGTATAGGCCCCGGCCAGGGTGTCCTTGTACTCCTGGGGCGTGTAAGGATTATCATACGTTGTCCCGGTGTAGAGCTCATAATCCTTTGGATTGCCATAGGTCTTCCTGACCCAACAATCGTGCATCCAGTTATAGCCTTTGGGGGTCGCGGTCACCCATGCGCGCAGGCTGCCTCGCTTGTCCCTCAATCGCCCTAACAATATG